ATTTATATGTACTCAGAAAACGACATGCTCTTTACGAGAGAAAACTTTGACTTTTGGTACGGGTACAAGGATAAGTTAAAAAAAATTAATTATGAACCCTCCTTTTGTCGTTACGAAGAATTTCAAGATCAAAAAATTCCCTTTGATAATTATCGCAACTGGAAGCTAAATGGACTAACAAAAAATGTGTGGGGTGATAGACCTTACAAGGTAGAGACTGTACCTGCGTTAGATGACCAAGAACTTCTTGGGTTTGTAACTTTAGGAAATCCATATTCTGGTCTGATGGTTCTGGATCAAGAAATGGCTGATACCTACATAAATTCTATAAGTGCAGATTTTGTACAAAGTACTAATAGAGTCTCTTTTCGTTGCTGGCCAGAAGGTGACAGAAGTTCTTTAGGTACTTGTTTTGAAAATTTACTCCCTGGTCAAGACCACAGGCGCTTAGTGCCTGTTGTGCGTAACGGCGACTCAATTCAAATTGCTAGTTGTGGTTTGGTGAAGCATCAGGACACTAAGTACAGCGAACAGTTGTTTCAAGGAGTAGATTCGCTGATAACAGTAGAGACGATGCTTGAACTCTGATTTTCAAGAAATGACTGACTTTGAGTGCAGAGTGAAGGACGCAGCTCACTGTGCCCCTACAACAAGTCGTGTAGATCACCCTACGCATTACAACACAGGGGGTATAGAGACCATTGATTACCTGGAGTCTGCTCTGACTCGTGATGAGTATATAGGCTTCCTTAAAGGTAATATTTTGAAATATTTATCTCGTGAGCGTTTTAAAAACGGAATCGAGGACTGTAAGAAAGCAAAGTGGTACATGGACAGACTTGTCTCATTTAGCGAAAAAGTTTGAATTACAGTTAAAGTAGAGAGACGTACAGCAAGCGTATGAATATTAGAGCTTTTGGTTCTGTCTTTGGTCAGACCAGTGAACTACCAATGGCCAGTGGGTTTCTATGGAAACCTGCTGATGGTCAGAAAACATTTTCAACCTGCCGTAGCGTCTTTATCGAAGCTAAATCGTCGTCAGGCAAAGACGATGTTTTTGTCGAGTTTAGTGACGGTCCTGGTCAGTATATTCATGTTGAAAATTTAATAGGTGACCAAAAACTGCCGTTTGCCTTAACTGGGATTAGCGGCGGTTCTATTGAAGGCGCTATCGTTCTCTTCTAAAGCTATGAACCCTTACGACAAGGCAGCTTTCGGCTTTGCGAAAGCATATCAAATGAATATGAGGGCAGCAAATGAGCAGCGTAGCGCTAACTCGCCTTCAGACAATGCCTTCACAGAAGAGATGATGGATGAGGAAAAGGCATTGAACTACTCCCCCTCAGGTATGGAGCCTGCTCCTCCTGCAGATCAATACAATCAGTTTGGAGCAAACGAGCAGGAAGAAGAAATGGCAGGAGCTAACGGGAATTCGGTCGAAAGAGCTAAAGCAAAGGTATCCAAATACCTCAGAGGTTGATTTCGAGGTAGTATGTTGTCATTGACGTGACTTCACAGTGCTTCTAGATTGCTTTCCTTATTTTAATGAACGTGAACTTCTCGAACTGCGTATTCGGACATTAGAAGATCACGTCGATGGTTTCTTGATCACTGACGCCAATAGAACTCATAGAGGTGAGGAGAAAAACTTTACATGCCTAGAAACAATCCGAGAGCTTGGTCTGCCAGAGGAAAAAATTCAAGTCTTGCATGTGGAACTACCTTCTTATGAAGAAGTCCCAGACCCATGGATTCGAGAGCGTGGCCAGAGAGACGCACTAGGTGTCGGTCTCGATTTAATGGATGATGACGATATTTTCATCTGTTCCGATTGCGATGAAATTGCTAACCCTTCTCGGTTTTCTGAACTTATGGAAGTAGTAAAAGAGGAGAAAGAAAAAATTGTTAGACTCAGCATGAGCATGCACTACGGCAGAGCTGACAGACAGCTTGTATCTCCTACGGGAGAGCTGTTTGATTGGCGATGCGGAATTGTAAGTACTGTCGGTAAATTCAAAGATTTTGGTACTCTTTCCTCAATGAGAGCTAGTACGGAGAATCATTATTTTGGAGAACGTGACGCAGGTTGGCACTTGAGTTGGATGGGTGATTCAGATAAGCGAAAGACAAAACTTCGTTCTATTGCTGAATATTACATATGGGATCGCCCTGAAGTACAGAAACTGTGTGAGGACTTTGAACCTGAAGAAGGTAAAACAGACATGTTGGGTCGAGAGGATCATCTGTTGACTTCTTACCCTGTTGAAAATTTGATGCCTGAAGCAGTTAAACTAGAAAGAGTTAAGGCGTATTTACTTCCTGATGGCTAATAAAATGCCCCCCGAGCTTCTCGAAAAGTTCAAGAAAAGTAGAGAAGAAAAATCAGGTTCTAACGAAGAGGACCAAAAGAAAGATAAGCGTAAATCCGCTCTTTCTAAAGCTCGCAAAGCTAAAGAAATGAGTTCCAAAAAGTAATTCTAAGAAATTACAAACCACTGTGTGTGTATAGATGAGTTCCTCCGAAACTAGAACAGCTTTTACCGAGATTTTGGAGGCTTCACGCACTCAAGATCGAAGTAACTCATCGTCCACGATGGTGGTTTTGAGTCATCTTCAGCAGATGATTCTGTTGATGATGAAAAAAGGCTTGGCTTTTTATTGTGACCAAGACACGTTTAAAGGTCGTACAAGATTTTTAAACGATGTCATTAGTCTTAATAAACTAGACATCCGATTCCCAGCAATCATCCGTAACTTTCTTATCGATGGTTGCGGTCTTTTTTACTTCAGACCCGACCCAAAACTTAAGTATCAAATTTACTTTTTTAACAAAAATCAATACCGTGTATACCATGACACGAACGGTAATGTAGAAGAAGTCGTAATTGTCTACAGCTACAAGGTAAAGAACGCTTCTTTAGGGCTACCTACCGACACTTACGGCCAAAACAAAAGGTATGTTCGTTTAACAATCACTGCCAAAGAAATTACTGAAGTTGAGACTGACAGTGAAGTTAGCTTTGAGTTGGAGCCTGGTTCAGTCTTAACTCCAACTAAGAGTAGACCTAACACACTTGGGTTCATCCCAGCCGTGGAAGTCCTCAATAAACCAAACTCAAGTGGAACAGAAGGAGAAGGTGAGTTTGATCCGTTTATGGAGCAGATTGTTTTACACAATCAACTTACGAAAAACGTTGCTAAGAACATTGAGTTTTTTGGTAACCCAACGCTTATTAGCTCTCGGCCACGAACCGATCTTGTAGAAGCAAACGACAGTCAGTCTACTTTTAGGCCCACTATTAGTAGTCAAAGTGGTTTTGCGGGAATGAACCAACCGTCGACTCGGGTTTCTGAGCCGTTCGGAGCAGGTATGGGTTCCGGTTTACGTGTTCCAAGGATTATCGCCAACGTCGAACCCTCGGATCGTGTGGGCTATATGACTCCTGACCCAGTGTCAGGTGACATGAACCGATACATTCTTTTGTTGAGAGAGGAGATCAGAACAGCCTTAGGTGGGGTTGATGAGATCTCTATTTCTGCTGGTGCTACTGCCACAGAGATTAAAGGTTTGATGGGACGAGCCCAGGCAACGGCTCTTCGGAAAAACAAAGGATTTTTGACTTACGGCTTTAATCGTCTTCTTGAGATGATGATCTATCACCAAGAAGTAATTTTTAGAGAATCATTTGTCAGTCTGGCTGGGCTTAAAGAACCCAAACCTCCAAAAGAAGAAACAGATGAGTCAATTGAAAAATATCAGCAGTCACTTGTCAAATTTGAAGCTAAAGTAAATCAAGCGATGAAAGTCGCACTGGAGACTAATACAGTTCCTCCAGGTGTTGTCGGTCTACCTGAAGACGGAGAGCGCGAAGTAACCTACAGATTCCAAGGTGATGTCTACGAAGACACTGCCTACGACATCAATCAAAAGTCGATTGTCGTTAGGAACCTGCAGGAGCTGGGTGTTGATAGCATAGAAGCTCTGAAGTTTCTTTTCCCTGAAAAGACTGATTCAGAAAGAGCTGAAATGTTAAAAGGCTTTCCTTTTAGGATGGTCCAACAAACACAATCAGCCATGCAACAATTTCTGGTATTATTAAGCCAGATGTTGCAGTCTCCGCATCCTCTTGCGCCTAATCAGCCTCTAGCGGCTGATCCTAGACTGAATATTACACCGCTCCTTTACAGGACGTTTGACCACCTCGCTGAAGAACTAACTTACTCGGGTAGCTATGAGCCAGCAGATCCAAGCTTCGATCCCGAGCCCGGTCTCCCCGGCGGCAGCCCCGGCGGTGGATCAGGGTTCGGTAGGAACACCACAATGGGTTCCACAAACCCAAGCACCACCTACCCAGGCGGTAGCTTCGGTTCCTATGCACCAACAGCCGTCGCAGGCGGCACTGGTTTCGGACCCTTCTACCAACAACCAGTACAGCCAGTCAACATCTCCATCCTCCCCCAGCAATCCGTGGGAAGCAGCGATGGGTTCGTTGGAGCGGGTGCTGAGTCAAGTCAACTCGACATCCCTCAGCCAAACTCCACAGTCTTACTACCAGGCGGAGCAGGCGCAGGCTACTCCACAGAACAGTCAGACTTTACAGGCCCAGCCTTGGGCTTATCAGGCACCCCAGGCAGCGCAGACCTTACCTACCAGCGTTACACCGACCCAGGCTTCCTATCCAACTTCTACGGAAACGAAAGCAGGAATCAGCGACGTAACCGCAGAAGTAGTTAGCCACTTCGGTATCGAAGCTCCGGGCATTCTTAATCAGTACGCCTGCGGACTCGAAGATCTTCTAGTTAATCAAGCTACCCAGCTTGACACTATTGCTGCTCGTCATGATGCGATGCAGACAATTTTGACAGATCCTGATCATCTGGCTAACTACACAGATCGCTACTTCACTGAAGTCGTACCTGTGGATGTTGATGACAACGCTCTGGCCATGCAAGGTCAGCAAGCAGGTCAAGCCTATCAACAGACCTACGACATGCCCGCTCCTTCAGCTGGTGTAGCAGGTTCACAACAAGGGGTCGCTCCTCAACAGCAGTGGGATCAGTTCACTGATGTGATGAACCGTAACCCTGAAAACGCTTGGCGTGTTCTTGGTGCCATGGGACCAGAAGCTATGCGCTCAAAGCTTTTGTTCATGGATCCTTCCTGACCCAGTTAAGTTAATCAGCGAAATTAAGCTCCCTAACTGGGGGCTTTTTTCTTGCTATTCTTTATTTAATTAAGGCTTTTAAAATGCGTACTCTTGGTGATAAGCAGCGGAAACAACCTCAGCAAACAAAAGAGGTAAAAACCGTAGAATCTCCTGTCGAGACTCCTAATCCTCCAGCTGCTTCAGAATCAAATCAAATTTTTGATGAGTCAGTCGCTTTAGGTTAAATCTGAAGTTTGTTTTTTGACTTTTGCTTCTAAGATTTTATCCGCCATAGACAAAAGTCGAATCCCTGCATAACCACATACAAAGGACGTGGCTACAGATTCTGACTTTGATAAATTAAACTTTTCTGATACAGCAGGACTAACGAACACAGCTAAGAAATAACCAACTACTAATGTTCTTATAAGCATGAAACCCATGTGTTTCATGTTTTTTTTATGGA